TTTACAACTCGTTCTTAATTAGTAGGATATCAAAGGCAGCAGTAAAACGACCGTTGTTACTCCTAGTAGTTAGGCGAACATCAATATCGGTTTTTTCTGGCATTTCTTGTGGGAAAGAGAACTTATAGTTATAAGACGAACCACCCGTAATCTCAAAAGTATGTCCAACTCTAAAAATTGTAGCAACTGAATTATATCTCACATACATGTAACCAGTTGCATCAGCACCAGACTGAGCAGTACAATTTCCTTGATACAAATAACCAGTGTATCCTGCGGGAACAGTATATACAGACATTAGAGTTTGACCAGCCCCAGCAAGAATGCGAAGAACTTGTGTGCCACCTCTAGAAAAGTTGAGTTCCCCTACATTCTCTCCAGATCCACTAGAAACGAAACCACGATAAACTCTCTTGAATGTCTGAGTTCCTGTTACTGTCCCTGTACTGGAAAGAGTAAAGTCCTCAGAGACTAGTTCGTAGTTCTCATCAAGACCCTGAATGGTTACTACTTTACCATTATCACTTGCACCTACCTGTGCTGCTACAAGAACTCCAGGAGTATCAAAAGCACTCCAAGGATAAAGAGTATCTTCCTTATCCCACACAGATGCAGTAGTGTTGATTGATTGTGAAGGAGTTGCACCAAACTTGTGGATCTGTGATGCACCTCTTACCTTTCCACGGGCAACGTTTAGATCAAACTGTTCGTCCCAAATATAACTGTTTGCCATCAGTCACTCCAACTTAATTTTTCTGGACGATATCTTTGTGAACTCTTGATATTTAAGGAACTCTGTGATGCTGGATAGATGTTATGAACCACAGCACCAGGATATTCTCCCTGAAGATTTTCTGCCAGTTCATTTTTAGAAGGCATAGAACCTTCTATTTCCATTCTATATATTTTACCTTCCCAAACAACATCGGCAAAGTAAGATTCTGTTGCTTCCTGTTGTTGGGAACCTCCCACATTGAGAGTTCCATTAAAATCACCATTGATGGTGATGCTTTCTGAGAGAAATTGTTTAAAGTTTTTCATCAGCACTTCCAGCGACGACGGGCTTTGCAAATTGCTTTATCGGGGTCTTTTGAGCAATCAATGTTATGCATGTCTTGCTGCCCCTTAGAGCGGGAGCAGAAAGACTTTCTACGCTTAGCATCCTTGCTACCTGGTTTTGGATCACCAGTTACAGCAGTCTTAAGTTTGGAACCTGGGTTCTCACGGCGATATGCCTTGACTGCGGCAGGACTCATACCATCAGTTTTATCGGATTTGTTGACTTTTTGCCAATCTTCATCAAGTTCTGTTCTCCAATCAGAAAAACTTTCCTTGGCAGTTTTTGGTCTAGTCATACTATAAAGTCTTTTATTCCCTACACCAGGAATAAACTCACCAAGTTCTCCTTTTGCCTTATCATTATTATCAACATCACCATCAGCATCAGTATCAATTCTTTTAACTGCTTTTTTAACTAATTTTTTAATATCACCAGATGGAACTTCATGTGGCGAATGCCCTTGCTTATGAATTTCGTTTAGTTCTTCTTCTTTAACACAGTTAGGAACTACTTTGTCTCCCTTTTTCTTCATACCAACCTGCTTGTATCCAACCCAACACTTTTCATCAATAGGTTCACCACCTTTGATTGGTTCTGGTTCAATTAAGTTTACTGTCTCAATTTCAAGTGCCTTGAAGTCATCTTTCCAGTTTGAGAAATTATAGGATTCTGACTTATTGCCCCAATTGGCAGCACCAACCTTACGGCACTTTACAAGTGCTCCAGATGCATAAGCACTTGGCCAAACTTTATATCTAGATTTAACTTTTTTATAACAATCGTCTTTTTCGCCAGCAGATTCTTGGGTTACCATCTTTGCTTTACCCGATCTATTTGGATTTGGGTCTTCTCTACGTTTTTTAGCAGCTCTTTTGTTTCTCTCTTCCGTGTCCATTGAGGCACGATCATCAGGATCTCTACAATATGGTTTTGTTGTTTGACCTGGTTGTTGAGCACAAGGTTTTCCATCATATTTTCCACCAGTTTGAACCCAACCACCATCATCAAACCATCTATCTAACCTGCCTTTATAATTTTTTGCTTTAATTCCATCAGTCTCCTCATTAGTCACATAATCTGCGGCAGTATCAATGTAATCTGCTGCTTTAGTAATCTTAGATTGGACCCATGCTTCCAAATTACCTTCACCCGTTTTACCCATCTTCTTTTGAAGACGTTTAACTGCATTGGCAACTGTCTTTAATTCAGACCGTGCCATTGAATATTCGTGATCCTTTTTTTCTTCTGACATTTTTTTCTTTCGTCCCTGACAATGGGCACGTTGACTAAAACCTTTTGGGTTGTCACAATCAATAGATTTTTTATATTTTTCTGACCAACCCATTAGGAAACAAGTTTACTCTTTATTATTTAGAAAACCTTGTTTGAGTAATTTTTGCAATTCTGATGTTGATCCAACAAATACTGCATTGTTAGTTACATTGTTGTTTGTAGTTTTTACAGATTCATCCTCAACATCTTTGAGTTTTTTCTGAAGATCAATTAATTTGTCGGTGGTATCAGCAACGCTCTTGATCAATTGTCCAGCAACCTCATATGCTCTTGGACTTCCACCTTCACCAGCAAGTTCCATAATTCCATTGATTGCTTCTTGACCCTTCTCAATTAAAGAGTATAAGTTAGCACGAGTATATTGATAATCCTTTTCAATATCAGGACCTTTTGGTTTTATATTTTGAATTTCTGAAGAAACCTTTTCTGCCTTTACGATCTTACTCTCAACATTTAGAGCTTCATCTATCGAATCATAATTATCGGACATAATTTTTAAATATCAGACTGTTGAGTAGGACTATAAGTTTTAGAATCTGTAAAGAAATCCCAATTTTCATTAAATCCAAAATCATCTCCTGGTTGAGCATCAATTGGATCTGGTGTTACAGTATATCTAACTTCCCTCTTAGATGTTTGAGTGTTTGTATTTGAATACATATCAACTTGAACCTTACGAATGAGACCGTCAGTAGATTCTGCAATAGGACCAAACATGTAGGATTTTGCTGTAAATCTTAAAGTATAAATCAATGCCCTCCTTACGGTAAAATCACCCTCATAATCATCCTGCATATCAATGCTATCCAAGACAATTGGAATATCCTTTTTTTCTCCAATAGAATCAATCAGATCCAGCGTCAAATTAAATGATGGTTGAAAAAATGGAAGTATTTGTTCAATAATCTGCAGAGCATCATCACTCAATTTTGAATAAATGCTCAATTCAAATCCAATGTTATAGGGGACTGGCATATAAACTTTTTTTATATTGCCGGCATCATCACATGCTCTAAAAGTTTGTGTTATGCTTGTTTTTCTTGTTGGATCATATTGTAAAGAAACCATTTCAAAAGACATTCTTGGTAATGTGATTGCAATAGGTTTTTTTAAATCTGCCTGCTGCTCCAACTTTGCCAAAAACTTTTGCATCGGTCCATATGAAAGACCAACTTTTGTCTCATCTACTATATTATTGTTTTTATCCTCATGGCGAATATAAATGTCATTAAAAAGAGTTCCAAAACTAACAATAGTTTTTCTTATTATTTCGTGATAAAAATAGGTTCCTAACATTAATATTCTCCAAATGGATTAGTTTCGGTAAAGTCTAGAATTAGATCTGCTTCAGTTTCAAACTCTTCGTTACGATCATATGATTCCTCATAACTATTATTATCATATGATTTAAGTATATATGTTGCCAAAGAATCTGATCCTGTGATTACTTCTCCGGCAGAGAACTGTCCATCATTAATACCAACATAAAGTTCAATCGGAGGATTATTGACACTAATATCAGTCCTAAGTTTTATATTTTTAATTTCTGCAGTTGTTCCCGAAAGAGAACCAGTTATAGTTTCTCCAATTTGATATGTTCCTATTCCTGTAGTTGATATACCAGTTATTGATACAGATGGGATAGATGTATATCCCAATCCTGCATTTGTCATGCTTAACGAAGTGATATTTCCAGAACTATTCACTGTTGCAACTGCCGTTGCACGAATCAATCCTGTACCATAGACTTTATTTCCCTCCGTATTAGCAATACTTACTGTTGCTCCAGTATAATATCCAACTCCACCATATGTGATTGATATTGAAGTGACGATACCTGCCGAACTTACAGAAGCAATACCAGTTGCTACTTCTCCATCTATATTCGATGCAGTAGTAACATAAAAAGATACTGTAGATCCAATACCACTCAAACCATTAGTAATTCTTACCGTATCCGCACTTTCATAATATTGTCCAGGATCTGCTATTGTTGCTGCAGTAACATTTCCACTTTCATTAACCGAAACATCTAAAGTCAGACCAGTTCCGGTAGACCCAACAGAAACATTAGTGGTATTATAAACTCCACTGGTAAAACCAGTTCCTTGTGGAAGAAGTCCTGCAGGGATGATTCCTGTCACACCATTTATTCTATCTAAAGGTGTGCTAAATGTTACTTCTGGAGGAGTATTTGGATTAAAGTATCCTCCTCCTGTGGAAACAGTGGCTGCCGTAACTGTTCCTGCAGAACTTACTGTTGCTGTAGCTGCTGCTCCAACTCCAGTGGGAGGATCAATAGTGATTGTAGGAGCAATAAAATAACCAGTTCCAGCATTATCAATTGTTAATACCTGTACAGCATTATCTACAATTAATGCTGTAGCAGCTGCTCCAACGCCACCTCCACCAGTTATGGTAACTGTTGGAGGATCTGATGAAGTGTATCCAGAACCTGCATTTGTAATTCTAATTTCTTTTACGGATTTAATACCGCCAATAGATGTTGTTATAGCAACTGCCGTTGCTCTAGTTCCACTTGTTGGAGAAGAGATAGTAACGCTAGGTGTTGAAGAATAATTGTATCCATCATCAATTAGACTAATTTTACCAACCAATCCTACACCACCAACAGATGCAGATGCGGACGCACTAACACCAACAGGTTCCAATGTTAAAGTTGTAATATAACCCTCATCTTGAAGTAAATTGTCAATTTCTTCTACAGATACATCAATATCTTCATTTTCATATTCATAAAGTTCACACAGCAATTCATATACATATGTCTTTCCTAATTGATAAAATGGTTTTTCCGACTCAACCCTTTTGATTTCAAATAATCGTTCTCCTAAAGGAAAATATATTAAGTCTCCCTCTCTTGGTCTAGTGGTAAGTGGTATTGTTTGATCGGTAATATCACCATTTTCAATTCCAGAACTTATTCCTTCCAAAAATGGTGTTATAAATTCATCAAATCTTTCTTGAGAGATTATGAGATTTATTTCATTTTTTAATCTCAATCCAAATTTGGTCATTAAATCGGACCCAGGAGCATATCCCTCATAGTTGTCCAAATACGCCTCAATAATAAAATTGTCGTCAAATTTGGACGACTGAACTTCCCCTAAAATATCGTCAGTCTTTAAAAATTTTCTGGGAAGATAATATACATCAATCCCATAAATTTTTAACTGCTCATTTATCAAATCTTGTATTAAAAATTGTTCTTTAGAAGAACCTTGTAAGAAAAAGGGATTTAGTGCCATGATTATCCAATAAAGTCTAGAGGTGGAATTTCATACTCTGATGCCATCCTCTGCTTGATATCTTCGAGTTCTCTTTCAGCATCTTCATACAATTGCCTACCATTTAATTCAATTCCACCAGGCAACTTAACTCCATTAAATTTTATCAAATTTTGTCCCCATTGTCTCTTTATAAGAGCAGTTAAATATTTTTTGACAAAACTATCATTATATACTTTTGTAAATTCTGCTGGATCAAGTGCTCGGTAACACTCTATCACTAGGAAATCACCGGCAGACTGTGATGCCCAGTCTATATCAATGTATAATCTATCCTGCCTCTTATTATATCTTATTTGCTTATCTGTCGTCAGAAGAAAATCTATATCTTCTAGATAAGACTTAACCATCGAATATTGTAAAAGTTCTACAGAGTTGAAATAATACAAGTCGTTTAAGAATAACTGATATTTGATGCTGAACATTCCGCCAGAAATTGAACTGGTATCAAATTTAAATATTCTTTCAATTCCTATTACAGAATCTGGAACTTGTATAAAATTAGAAGTTTCGTAATAAGTCGATCCAATTGGACCACCTAATACACCAATGTTGGTTGAAGTGGCAGTAGTGCTTACAATTCCTACTCCGTTCGTTCCTCCCGCTTTAAATCTGGCAATATCATCACTTGTTATCTTATATTTGAGATACATTTTTTCAACTCCGTCATAATGACGTTCATTAAAATATTGTACCGCATCATCAACTAAATCATCAATCTGATCATCATCGACGTTAATTTCTAATACAGGAGCACCTAATTTACGAAGACAATAATCAATTAATCCCTGTCTTGTGCTTGGTTGTGCCATCAGTATTCTCCTCCATCAATTGTTGAAGTCCATTTTGGAACTCCACTTGATTGTTCTATTGTTAATATGTAGTAACTTGTTGATAATAAACTTTCAGTACTAGCTGCTCCGACTAGTTTTCCATTATCATCAAAATATGCGACTCCATTTGGACCATCAAAATTTCCTGCATAATAATTTGGTGCATAAACATCAGTATTGAATGCTAATCTGGAATTGGAATTATCCCATGTTAAAGATTTATCACCATCTAATCCATGGATTGTAATTCCAGCACCATCAAGTTGTGAATCATTTAATTTTGGTACTGCAGAAGCAATTCCAATATTAATATCTTCAACTTCAAGAATTTGAGTGTTTATAACAGTTTGGGTTCCATCTACAGTAAGATCACCAGTAACTACAAGATCTTGCTCAATATGGATTCCACCACCAACTGTTAGATTTTTTTCAATACCAACACCACCATCAAATTGTACTGAACCACTATTAACATTTCCTAATTCATTATCTGTCGTATCAGTAAAAGTTGTTATTCCAGATAATTGTGTATTTCCAGATACAACTAATTCATTTAATATATTGACAGCAGCATTTATATCAAGATCGGAAGAAAATGTTGATATTCCAGTTATTTCTAAATTTCCGCCAACATTAAGATTTTTGGCAATTCCTACTCCACCACTAACAATTAGAGCGCCAGTTGTGGTAGATGTAGAATCATCAGTATTTGTAAAATATGCAATACCTTCAATTGTTGTAGATGATGAGTCAATAAAACTCGTCATTATAAAGGATTGTGATGGAAGATCCCAAACAAGGATCATTCCATCTAATGCTCTATATGTCGAATTAACGTCACTAAGATTTATAAGTTTTGTTGGTGGAGTGCCGGTAGAAGATACTACACGAACTACATTTTGAGTTCCAACCCTTGCTCTTACCGTAGGCATTATCTAGTTACTCCCGCTCTGACGAGTGCAGAACCCTCAATAGGTTTAGTAACACTACCACCACTACTAATTAATTTTACATCATAAACATATCTACCTGGTTTCAAATCTACAGTTTCTGATGCTGTTAAAGATATCTGAATTGATCCTTCGGTAGGTGATAATATAGTTGATGCAAAAGATACAGATGAAGAACT